GCCGTCGCGGAACAGCTTTGCGCGCTCAGGACCGAGCGCGATGTTCTGGAACTCTTGCGGCTGGCCCTTAAGCCAGCTGTAGTAGGTCTGCTCAGCGTCGACGTAGCCGTCCTTGCTGGATCGCGTGGCGCCCTCGTCGAGGAAGGCATAGCGGGCGTCCAGTTCGGCGGCGGTCGTGCTGCGGCAGTTGTGTGTTACAATGCCGTTCGACAAATACCACGAGTCCTCATTTTCAAGGTTGAAGACATGGCCCGTAAAATATCTGCTTGCACTATCGACCACGCGGTCGAACTCTACTCTTCCGGCCTTTCCACCAAAGAGATCGCCAGCCAGCTTGGCATCAGCGCCGACGTCATCCGCAGATCCCTTGTTGCGCGAGGTATCAAGGTGCTTTCCAAGGCTGATCGGGCCGCCCAGCGAATCGATGACTCCGAGGTTGAAAGCCTTTTCCTTGCTGGTCGTGGAGTTGCCGGAATTGCTAAGCAGCTCGGCGTCGGACCTACCGTCATCGAGAAGTCCATTGCCCGAATGGGTCATTCCAAGCGGGACCGGGGAGAACAGCAGCTTGCGCGCATGCAGGCGGCAACCCCCGAGGAAATTGCCAGACTTACGAAGAAGGCTCACGACGCCGCTCGCGGCCGCATTCCTACTCACGCGGAGAAGGTGAAGCGCGCGCTTGCAAAAGAAGGTCGGCCAGACTCTAGGTCTCGCTACGACCTCGCTATCTGTGAGCTTCTTTGCAAGAGCTACCCTCAAGCGATCCCATCCAAGGCGGTCGATATTTACAACGCCGACATCGCCATTGATGCCGTCACCGTGGAAATCTTTGGAGGAGGATGGTCGTACAGTGAAAAGCGCAGGATTGACCGCTATGTTCGCCGCTGCAAAGAGATCGGCGAATTTGGCTTTCACACAATTTTCTTCGCGGTCAACAACGATCGATGGCTCACTGATACAAGCAAGCTCGTCGAAACGATTGATCTCGCCCGCAGCCTTCCATCCTCCCCTAGTAAGTACTGGGTGATTTGGGGTGATCGTGATGGATCTACCGGACTCTGTGCGGATATCAACAACGATTCCTTCATATTCCCGTTTGTAAACGTGCGAGATCCGGCCTCTGGACAGTACGTCAGTATCCCCCGTTAAGCAGTTGATATGAGCGGGGGGCAGCGGCCCCTTGCCCATCTTGAACACCCGTCCATCGAGCGCCATGCACGTTTTCGTCACTCTGGAATCGAGCGTACTGACCCAGCGATAGCCGGTCACCACGTCACTGTTCGCCTTCCACGTCTCTATGCGCGCCACGCTGGCGACGTGCTGGATGCCAGTGCGAACGACCGCTTCAGCATTGCGTCGAGTGATGGCGAGCAGGCCGTCGCTGTACTTGAGCGCCTTGGTTCCACGGATGCGATTGATGATGGATTGGTTCGTCTCACCCTGGACGTAACCCATGCGAATCGCGCCGGATACCCGGTTACGCTCGGCCTGCGTCCAATCAGCAATGAACGACTCCAGCAGCTTGCCACCATCAGGCCCGGTCACGCTGAGCGGCTGAGCCTTTACGGCGGCCTGTATCGCCTTCACCGTCGGAGCCGCTGCGGTGATATTGACCAGCACCTGATCGAGCGACCTTGCCTCAAACTCGGCCTCATAGGCGCCGATGTCGAACAGGTCCAGCAGCAGCTGCGATGTGAACTCGCCGTGGATCTTGGCAAGCATCGCGTCGACGGACTTCATCAGCCCTTCAAGGCGCGCCCGGCTGTAGCCAGTCAGCGTGTCGCGGCTGAGCCTGTCGCGTAGATCCTTGTCGATGCGCCGAAGGAAGGGGTCGATCTTCTCGACCTCCCCCGATTTCAAACGCTCGATTAGGACACTATTCCTCGTCGCCGCCTGTATTAGCAGTTCCGCCGTTGCCATCGTCGTCGTCCAAGTTCAGGCCAGACGTGCTGCTGGCAAGCTCTTCGCGTATCTGGTCGTCCGACTTCTCGGCATCGATCAGCCCGTACCGGCGCAGCTGAGCCCACAAGTCGGCATCAGTGATCGCCCCGGCCTGCCAGGACTTGACCAGTTCGGCCAGGGTCTGCGGATCAAGGCGGGCTTCGATGAAGTCCTGATTCAGTGCGTAGACACACTCGCCAGTGGCACCCATGTACTCAGCAGCGAACTGCAGGGCCTTGGTGTAAGCCTCGCTGACGTTGGATGCGACCAGGGACAGAACCGAATGCTCTGCGGCGTTATCCGACGCAGCCTCGGTGGCGGTCTTCGTGGCGCTGCCCTTCTCAATCAGGCGAGCACCCAAGGCGACCATCTGGCGCTCTTTGGCGTCCATCGCCTCTTTGGCGAGGATGTTCGGCTGAGCCTGCAGGATGCCGGCCGATCCACCTTGAGGCAGCGGCAGGATGGCCCGCGAGCCGAAGTAGATGCCCTTCTCTTCGAGCATCTTGACCCAGTGATCGTCGAGCCCGGCCATGTAGACCTGCGGCTGGCCGACCAGATAGACCGAATCCTCGTAGTCCGCGCTGTTGCGGTAATGGCCGATGTTGATTTCAGCCAGGTCGTACAGCGGAGACTCATCGATAGACGTGTCGTTGTTCTGCGAGCCGACGAAGAAGGCCGTGATCTCGCCCCACGGTGCACCATTGCTGCGGCGCGGGTTGTAGGTCTCTGCGATCTCGAATGCGCCCTCTCCCGCCGCCTGGCGCCACACGTCAACGGTGTAGACCCCATCGCGCAGGCTCAGCACACGGTATTGCGGGTAGCTCTTGACGCCGAATCCGTCCTCGACCTCGTGCGTCTCGCGCAGGACTGCCAGCGACAGGAGGTGACGTGCGCCAACCTTGGTCGTGCGCCAGTTGATAACCGCTTCGGCCGGGTATGCCGTGATGGTCGCCCGCGCCTTGCCGCTCTGCATGTCGGCCCGACTGGCTGACTCAACCGCAGGGAAGTCGACGAGGATCAGCGCGCGACCAGTCTCCAGCACATCAGCCAGGACCGTCTGCGACTGCTGGTAGACGCTGATTCCGGCGCCATTGGCATCGGTGGCCATGTAGTCGAGCAGGGCCGGTACAGTGAGCGTCGGAACCACGCGGAACACAGCACCGACCAGGCCGTCACGAGTCCGACCGGTTGCGTTGTAGAACACAGCACGGGCCAGATAGCTCTCGTACCGCTCGGCGTTCTCCTTGCTCGTGTCGTGCTTGTTCGGCTTTGGCAGGTAGCGCTGTTCGGCTGCCTTGACCGCCTCGGAGCCCTTGCAAACGTCGCGCACCAGGCGCCAACGGGCTTGCGCTGCCTCGTATTCAGGGCGCTGGTATTGAACGTCGGCCATTATCGGGCAAATCCCATGTTGATTGAGGTTGCGGGCTTGATGATCGGGAAGCGGTGAACGACGAAGTAGCCGAAGGCGTCTGCCGGGTCTTCCGTGCCGTCCTTGTTGGGCTCGCCCTTCTCGTTGTAGGCCTGCTGTTCGAGCACCTGTGTGGTAACAGGGCACTTGTCGGTATTGATCTTGAGGCGGCGCACGCCCTCGCCATTCAGGAGCATCGCGTTGACGGCCAGCACCCGGTCACGAACCATCGGGTTTGCCTGGTTGACGCGGACCGTGAAGCCGGCCTGCTTGAGCAAGCTGTGATCCGACTCGCTGCCGTTGACGCTCTTGCGGTTCTTACCGCTGGCGTCTGGGTACACGGTGATCTTGTGGCCGGGGAATCGCTCAAGCAGCGCAGCGATCATTGCCGGAGTGTCGAATAGACTGGTCAGTTCATCCAGTTGCCGCGGCTCACCGTCACGAATGACGAACACGCAGGCCGCCATCCGATTGATGTTGAAGTCCATACCTACATGCAGCTCTTCACCCGGGCGAATCGTCTCGTCGGTGTGATTCAGCCGCCTGCAGAAGTTCGGGTAGACCGATCCGCTCACCAGGTTGACGAACTGGCCGTCAATGTAGGCGTCGACCAGATTGGCCGGGTACGACTCACGCAGCGAGGGGATGTAGTCCTTCGGCAGGTTCTTGGCGTTCTGCCGCGTGCTGGCGTGGACGATGCCATACAGCGGACGCTGGCTTGGGTTCGCGGCCAGCTCCTTGACGAACTTGCGATATACCCAGTTGAACCCCTCCGGCGTGGTCGTCACGTCGATGGTGTTCTCTCCGCGGGTCGGCCAGACGGTCGACATACGGGCGATGATCTTCTTCCAGGCGCTATCAGCCTTCTTGATCGGCATACAGTCGATCTCATCGACCAGCGCGTGGGCAATGTTGAAACCAACGATCCGGTGCGGGTGTTCCATGCTCTTGCAGACGATCGTCGACAGGCAGCGGCCTTTCGAGTCGCGCAAATGCACCCGCTTGTTGCTCGGCACGATGTCAGCGAACAGCCCGAAGGCCTCGGCAACTCCGGGAATCGTGTCGTAGAAGATGTCAGCGATCTGCGGATAGGTCGGTGCGAAGTACCCCTGGGGAATGCCAGGGTGCTCCATCGCGTTAATGCACAGCCGCACGCAACCTACGAACGTCTTACCACTTCGATAGCCACCGACAAACGCTGAGAATTTCTTCGGGTGGCTGATGAACTCGAACTGCGGCTTATTCAGCTTCAGGGTCGCTTGCATCTTCCACCCCGATGATGACTTGCTTCGGCTCAGGCAGGCCTTGATTCGGGTCTTCCAGTTCGCGGCGCAGCTTTTCGTTCGCTAGGCGCTTGCCTTCAAGGTCAAGCTCGTGAACGTCCCAGCCCTGCAGCTTGGCTAGCTGCTGGATTGCCTGAAGCGGCGAATGGGTTTTGATCTTGATTCCGTCTCGGCCAGCGGACAGCTCAGATATCGCCGCCAGCTTTTTCGGGTCTTGCAGGACAGAGTCGCGGATCTTCCACGCAGCCTGGACAATCGGCTTGCCGTCATCGTCCTGACCAAGCTCATACGCGCCGAACTCGACCAGATCAGATAGATCGGTACGGGCAAAGGCTGAAAGGCGCTCCAAGGCCTCTTTCCGTGTCATCACGGCGGATGAAACAGCGGACTCATTCAGTTCTTTCAGCCTTAGCGTCACCTTAGCGTCGGCAAGCAGCTTGCTCGCGTTCACGTTGATGCTGTTTGGCTTCATCTTCGAGGCGTTATAAGCCCGTCGATAGGCCTCGCTGGCATTCCCCGTTTCAAGGTAGGCCAGACAGAAGGCCTCCTGCTTGGGGGTCAAGCTCATGCGAGGAACCTCGGTTATGTCTCCGCGCTCACGAAGCCAAGCCACTCCTCCACGATCCGCTGCAACACTGGCTCGGTCAGGATGCTGGATGGCTGCCTTCCGGCTATTACGTCGCGTAGGAGGCTGTGCGGTATCTGGTGCACTGCGTCAGACGCATCGATGATGACGTGCGGCTGCCTGTCGGTTAGATCGACGACGTTTTGCATGGGCGCGCTCTCGGTTTACTGCCTTCCACGCCTCCATCCCCACCATCAGGCATACGCATAGAGCGATGCGAAGTAGCAGGAGGCTGGCGTGTAGGCGTTTCATTGCGAGACCTTTCGCTCCGCCCACTTACCGGCCAGCGCCCGCACCTGATCCACGCCAAGCAAGCCGATCAGCCCGCCAGCGAATAGCGTCCAGGCCAGGTTCGCGCCCATGGCGTTAACCCCTAATCCGACGAGCATGATCAGCAGAGCGCCGAATGTTGATTCGAGCAGTCTGGCCAATGGGCTCTTCTTGTCGCCGTAGAGGTGGATTCGGATGTAGGACAGAACGAAGGTCAGCATCATGGCCAGGCCGTGTTCGCGTAGGGCTGCAGCTAGCGCCACCCAGAAGTCAGGGCTTTTCTCTGGCATGGGTCATCTCAGCTATGCGGCAGAGTGAATAAGTCCGGCCTCACATGCGCGTGCGATCCGCTCGGAGCAAGGAGGCAGGCATGGGGCCGGAATAGGGTTCAAGCCAGACGCGGCTTGCTGAGGTATGCACGCAGGTCACTTGCCAGCGTAAGAGCGTCGGTTAGCTCAGGGCTTGCACCGCACCGCTCGATGGCAAGGCACACGCCGCGAGCCAGCTCAACAAGCGCGGCGTCACTCGGGCGAGGGACATCAGGATTGATCGGAGCCATAAGCACAGGGTTAGCGAGCATTGCCTTCTCCAGAAAGAACAAAGCCCCGCACTAGGCGAGGCCGGAATAGGGTTGCACTGCATTGCACGTTAGCCGGCGTAAGCTGCCGTGGCGCTGTACCTTAGTGCGCGATGCGGTGCGAATGGGTGCGCCGGGTGGACGGGCCCTTGTCTAGCCGTTTGCGCATAAAAAAAGCCCCGGCATTTCTGCAGGGGCTTTCTGTGAATCTCTCAGTACGGGTTCAGTTTCTCAGGCCGTCCCGCTCTGAGCTGCTAACTCCACCGATCACTCAGCGAGTCGCTTGATCATCTCAACGCGTGAAATGACCAAGATAGCCATAGAATGGCTCAGTGGCTCACTGAATGCAATAGCTGATTGCGCTTTTCTTCTCTTTTTTGCCTGCGCACTCTAATTTCCTCTCTGTCCTTGGCAGATTCCACCTCGTAACAGTCCGGACAGTAAGGGCAGCCATATACGGCGCAAGGTCCACCACAGGCCTTGCAGGTTCCGTTCGCATGGTTTGAATTGGCGGTGTGCCAATGCCATCCACTGCTCATGCGGCACGCTCAGCAATCAAACCCTCGGGCTCAAGGATTTCGTGAGCCTCCATCAGAGCCTGATCCACTAGGCGCTCCAGATCCCGGCGAATGTCCCGGCGCCATCTCTCCAGTGTCTTCTGAGGGCGACCATCCTCATCCCAGTTGTCGAGCACGTACCAAGCTTGCGGAAGAACATTGGTCGATCGCTTGCCATCCATCCCCGGCAGCTTCGGGAATGCCCAGGTTGCAGTCGCGCATTGGACGAAGCGCTTCGGCGCTGGCGACTTCACGCGACCTGCAACAGCCATCATGGCTGCGTGCTTGCGATCAAGGTGAGTGCTGTACTTCGAGGTCAGCGCATCCCATAGGTGAGCAGGCAGCGCCTTATGCAGACGGCCATGGACCCAACAGTCCGTTAAGAAAGCCTCTTCCTTGCCGCAGATCGCCCCAGGCACACGAGCGACCTGAACCTTCGGTTGAAAGTCGCAGCCACCAGCCGAGTTGATCAC